AAACACTACAAACAACTATGAAAACTAAAGATCAGGAATTTACAAAGATTATTAAGCTATTGTCTGGCGGAGATGGATCAGATCATTTTAGTCCATCACAATTAAACCTACCTATACCCAAATGGATGATTAATTATTTGTGCTGTACGCAAGAGATGAGAAGAAAATCTATTGCTAATTATAAAATGCACTTTGGTAATTTAACCAACAACACAGCTCAACGAATGTTAGCCAAGTATTTATTTGTCGGAGATAAAAAAATAGAAATTAAAAATAGAGACAGACAAGATGTATTTGGAGATGAGTTAGATAAAATAACTAATCAAGAAATTAGAGATGAGAAAGATAAGTGGTCAAGAGAAGCTATGGTTGACTTTGCTAAACCATGTATTGATCAAACATTGAAAGCAGTAAAAGAAATATTTGGAACACAACCATTACAATCAGAAAGATATGTCAGCCACAATCCTAAAGATTTATTTATAGATATACTAGGTCGTATTGATTATGAATCTATGGACAAACTAGCAGAGATGAAAAGCAAACCGCCTTATGTTCGGACAGGCAAAAAGGGTTACAGTATTTCTACACAAAAATTACCTGAACATCCTGACGACAATCACATATCGCAAGTAGCCTTTTATTATTGTGCAACTAAAAAGAAACCTTATTTATTTTATGTCAATGACAATGGCTATGTGATCTTTGATAACACACACGAAAAATTACAATTAGATTATTTAGAATATGTTTATGAAAAGATGGTCAACAAAGCTAAGACTATACAAAGACTTCTATTAATATCAGAGGGTAAAGCAGAAGAGATGGCAAAATATGTAGAGCCACCTGATACAAATCATCCTTATTACTACAAGGATTTAACAGAAGAACAACAAGCAATAACTAAACAACTATGGGGTTAATATGATTGATAAAATAAAAAAGATAAATGAGCTGTGCAAACAAGATGGCACATACAAAAACGAAAAAGGACAAACAACAGTATCGTTGTGGTCAAAGATAAAATACTTCAGACAAGTATTCGGTGGAGATGTGGGTATTAATACAAGTGTCATGGAGTATGACGAGTATTATATTTGTAAAGCTACTATACTTGCCTATGATCCTGAACGCATACTATCATCAGGTCATTACAAACAATTTAAAAAGAAAAATGGAACTTTTCTTCAAGGTGCTTTGCCTATGGCAGAGAGCTTTGCAATATCAAGAGCTTTAAGTTTCTTTGGTGTTATGGATAGCGACATTACTTCGAAAGAAGAATATGATGCGTTAAACATTCCCTCGACCAAAGTAACTAAAGACACTTCTAAACAAGGAAGTGTACCAGTAGATCAAATCAAAGAGGAGATTAAAAAAGCTCCCCACATGACAAGGTTACATAACCTTCGTTTTGTTAAATACAAAGAACAGTTTGATCTATCAATCAAAAAGTTTCCTAGCGTCTATAAAGATTTAGATAATGTTTATAGAACGAAGAAACTAAACATAAACAAACAGGAGAAAATATAATGGATAAGATATATATAAAACTTATACCCAATCAAGACAAACAAGAAGGAGACAATAGACCTAGTTGGGTAGCACCAATTAACCCTAAATCTCCAGCTGGTAAGACTTGGAGGATTGGAGCATCAATCAATGGTACTTGGTATAATCAATGTGCTTTTGATGATACAGCAGAAGATGGAACACCTACTGGTGGCATCAATGTTGTACTAACACCTAACGATGGATCATCGCAAAGTAGTGCAGGAGGTGGTGGAAAACCAGCTTTTGCTCCCCAAAAAACCTTTGCGAAAAGACCTGCTTATGGTAATAATCGACCATCAAGGTATTAAATTACATTGATAAATGTGGCGAAGTTGTTTTAGTCATCACCCTTGACTTTCTACTTAGTTGTTTTGCTTCGCCACATCCCCTAACTATATGAATAAAAAAAAATTAGAAAAACAAATAGGCGGCTCACATTATCAAGACATGGCTATCCAACCCATTGAATACATTGTAGCAAACAGATTAGAATTTCCAGAAGGATGCGTAATTAAATATGTATCAAGACACGCTGATAAAAATGGCAAAGAGGATATATTAAAAGCCATACAAAATCTAGAATTTATATTAGAAAGAGATTACAATGGTTGACAAAACGGCTAAAAGTATTGTAAGAACTAAGTACGGAGATGCAAATTTTAAATACATAGAAAAATTTGATTCCGTTGAGAATGCTGCAGACCCATCCAATAAAGGAGAGTTTGTAGAAGTAGTGGTCAGTGAGATTAAATGGACACACACAACAGTGAAGGAGCATGATGGAAAAAACAAGAGTTCGTCTGCAAGAGTTGATGGACAAACAACAAAAGAAAAGTAAGTTGTATGTTCAGACAATTCAAAAGGCAAACAAATTAAAAGCTGAAAGTTACAGCTTATATTTGAAAGTGTCTGAGTGCAGAGAACAATTAATGTCAGATAGATAGGCATTAATTACATAAGTTAAAAACAACAATAAGTTGTGCAAACAACTAGAGGGGATGCTACCGCAAATGAAAACACTTACACAATTCAAAACAGCTATGAAAGCACCAATGTATAGGGAACTAACATTGAGAGAACTCATGTTGTACAAAACTGGATTTAAAAATGGTTATCGTATGGCACTGCAACATAATAGAAATAAAGTAGAGCATCAGTTGTTTAAATTAAAAGTCAGGCAAGAAAAATTTGAAGAAAAAACTGAAGGTGCAAAACTTGAAAAGTTAATTAAAATAAAAAAAATATACCCTGCATCCTTTGATGCTGTAGTTAATAAAGTTTGTATTAAATACGAAGTAAACAAAGAAGAAGTTTTAGGAGATAGAAGGTTTGAATTTTTAGTACGAGCAAGAAGTATTATTATTAATTTAATGATTGAAAAATATTCTATATCTTTATCTCAGTTAGGTAGAATGTTTAAGATAGATCACTCAACTGTAATACACCACAGAAGAATGAAAGCTAATGGATTAAGATTTTGGTCTAATGGTAAAACTATCCATAAAGAATTTATAGAATTAAAAGATCAGTTAGGGGTGTAGTCTTTGCCACTCATTATATTGTTTTAAATATTCATCAAAGCAGCTATGCTCATTACTTCTATGGTTTTCACAAAAGTAATCTTTGTTAGCATTAATAATCCAACCGCCATCGTCAGACATAAGAACTCTATCGCACATTAAACAAGTGCCGCATTTAATAGTAAGTTGTTTTTTAGATTTAACCCAAGTTTTTTTTGCTACCATTTTTTACATGACCAGTAACCAGCAGATAAAATGCTTTTCTTGGTATCACATTTATGTCTGGCTCTGAAAGATTTACGAGCTTTGGGGTTAGACTTTCTTATCTTCATATTGGCATCCCCATATCTAATAATTTTTTGTGTAGAACCTTGACACGCTTTGACTACAAACTTTTTACCACCCTGAACTTGTCGTTTAGGTGAGTTGCATTTCATTTTTGATTTATCAATAGCCATGATTATATATAATATTTTCTATCATATAAGACAACTTTCCATTGATCTTTTTTCTTAAAGTTATCTCGCTTAGCATACTCTAGAGCTTCTTTTTCTGTTTGCCATATCTCGTTTGTAAATATCTGCCAACGATCATTGCGTAACCAAATAATAGAATACATTATCTGTCTGCTAATCTGTCCATGTGTGCGTAAATTCTACCTATAACTTTATCTATATTCATTAGTTCGTTTTGCAACATGGCTACAATAGTTTGTAGCTCAACTAATGTAACTAACATCCATGTAGATAAACCTATTAAAATACTACCAGCTAAAGGTACAATCCATTTATTTAAATTTTTCATTTGGTATTGCCTGTTCCATAATTACAATATCAGGATTATCTTTTAGATATTGTATTTTTAAATTATCCCAATGGTTTCCCTCTGGTTTTTTATTTATTATTACTCCTGCCACACCTAATTTATTGCACATATTAAATAGCTCTGCAAATTCTACAGGTGGTGGACTAATTTTAGGTATTCTTTTACACTCTTTTATAAGTTCAAGTTGGGTTTTTAGTTTTTGTTTCTTTTGTTGCTCTGCAATGTAATCATCATCACAAGTAGCACCGATAGGCATACGAAATCTAAAACCTACTATTTGGTCTTGATACTCATCACTCGTGCCTGTTTTAAATTCTCTTTGTCTAACTTCAGTATAAGGTTCAAAGCTACCTCTTTCACAGGCATAACTACCGTCATTTAGATATTCATTTTTAGCGTTAGAGTAATTTGTAAACGATAAAAAGAAGAATAAAATAAATAATGTAAATATAGAATATTTCATAAGCCATAAATTATCTTGCAAGGTCTTTAAGGTCATAGGTGTGATCTCTTACTGTGTCTGCTAATTGTCTGTATAAATTTTCTGCCATAGTCCAAGTGGCTTCTGCTGCTGCAAGTCTTGTTTTAAGATCGTAGATGTCAGCTTCAGATGCTGTATTTTTTTCTTGTAGTTTAAGAATAGTTTCTTGGTTAGCTGTAATAGTATCTGT